CAACCGCCATGCGTGAGATGGTCGAGCATTGGGAGCAGACCGGCAACGTCACCTTGCCGCGCGACTTCCGGGACCGCATCGAGGCGACCTATCGCCAGATGGCAATTGCCTCAATCACCACCTTCGGCTCTCGCATCATGGAGCAAGCCAAGGCGCGAGGCTTGAAACTGGAAACCAAGGAAAGCTTCGCCCAGATCATGACGCGCAGGGCATTGCGCTTTATTGAGCAAGAGGCGATCCGCCGCCGCATCACAGAGGTGACGGAAACAACCCGAGACCAAATCATTCGGGCAGTTCGGAAGGGCTATGAGGACGGCTTGGGCCAACGCGGCACCGCTTCCTATATCCTCGATCTGGTGCCACAGATTTCATCCTACAGGGCCGACACAATTGCCCGCACCGAGACGCACGGCGCTGCCAACTATGGTTCACAGGAGGCCGCAAAGCAGACTGGCTTGCCATTGTCCCGCGAGTGGCTGGCCGCTGCCGATGACCGCACCAGAGAGACGCATCGAGAAGCAAACGGTCAGGTTGTCGGAATGGACGATACTTTCCGTGTGGGCGATTCTGACCTAGCCTTTCCCGGTGATCCCTCCGGCCCCGCCGATGAGGTAATCAACTGCCGTTGTGCCGTTGGTTACATCGTGGACGAAGCAGCCCTTGAGGCCATGTTGTGATTTCAATCAAGCAATGATATATTCGCCTCATGCCTAGCCCCGGCCCGACCGAAAACGAAGACGAGTTCATCTCCCGTTGCATGAGCGACGAGGAGGCAATGTCTGATTTTCCTGATGAAGATCAGCGTTATGCCGTCTGCATTTCCAAGTGGGAGGGCAAGGCCGATGGATATTCACCGAACGAGGCGATGGCACGAGAAGCCACGCGCGGCCTCGATTGGCGTGATGAATTCAACCGTGGCGGCACCGAGATCGGCGTTGCCCGCGCTCGAGACATCAAGAATCGCCGCAACCTTTCGCTCGATACCGTCAAGCGGATGGTGTCTTACTTCGCCCGCCATGAGGTGGACAAGCAAGGCCAAGGCTTCTCGCCAGGCGAAGACGGCTACCCGTCCGCTGGCCGCATCGCATGGGCCTTGTGGGGCGGTGATCCCGGCAAGTCATGGGCCAACGCAATAGTTCGCAGAGAAGAGGGCGACAAGTTCATGTCCGAACCGATCCAGCATAAGAACGTATCCCTGACGCTGAAGAAAGAGCCGGATCAAGATGGCGTCTTCGAGGGCTATGCCTCCGTCTTCGGCGTTGTCGATCAGGGAATGGATGTGGTCGAACGCGGCGCATTCCGCAAATCGCTCGGCTCTCGTAAGGTGAAGATGCTCTGGCAGCACGATATGAGCCAGCCCATTGGCGTCTGGGATGACATCTACGAGGACGAGCGTGGCCTGTTTGTCCGTGGCCGTCTGCTCAAAGAAGTAGAAAAAGGCCGCGAGGCAATGGCGCTTCTCCGCGCCGGGGCCATCGATTCCATGTCTATCGGCTATCGCACGATGGAAGCCATCCCGGAAGGCGATGGCCGTGTTCGCAAGCTGATGGAAGTGGACCTGTTCGAGATCAGCCTTGTGACGTTCCCGATGCTGCCGGATGCAAAGGTGACAAACGTCAAGTCGATCACCACCGAAAGAGATTTCGAGCGTTTCCTGCGCGATGCAGGATACTCACGCAAAGAGGCCGTGGCTCTCACTCTCCACGGATTTAAAGCCCTACAGAGACAGCGGGACGCTGGCGATGAAGAGGCCGTAACCGAGGGCGTCGATGCCCTTTTACAGTCACTGTCAAAGCTAAAGGAATCCCTGCATGTCAGAGGAAATCAAGAAGGCCGTCGGCGCGGTTGAAGCGCTGCACGCCGGATTCGAAGAGTTCAAGAAGGCCAACGACGAACGCCTTGCTCAGATCGAGAAGAAGGGCAGCGCCGATGTCGTGACCGAGGCCAAGCTTCAGAAGATCGAAGCCGATCTTGAGAAGGCCCAGAAGATCGCTGACGAGGCCGTTCTGGCTTCCAAGCGTCAGTCTCGCATCGTCACCGACGAGCGTGGCGAAGTGGTCGATCTCGACCGCAAGGCACAGGAGTGGGCCTCCATGAACGCCCGCCGCCGTGGCGCTGTTGCTGGTTCCTTCGGCGCTGCCGATATGGACGGCTACAAGGCCGCGTTCGACACCTTCCTCCGCAAGGGCGAAGAAGTCATGGGGCCGGACGAGCGCAAGGCTCTCTCGGTCGGCACCGATCCCGATGGCGGCTATGTGGTCAATCCCGACCTCTCTGGCCGTATCGTGATGAAGGTCTTCGAGACCAGCCCGATGCGTGCGTACGCTTCGGTCCAAGTCATTTCGTCGGATGCCCTCGAAGGTCTGTTCGATCTCAACGAAGCCTCTTCGGGCTGGGTTGGCGAAACTGACAGCCGCGCTGAGACCAACACGCCGCAGCTTGGCAAGTGGCGCATTCCTGCCCACGAACTCTATGCGAAGCCCAAGGCTACGCAGAAGCTGCTCGATGACGCCTCGATCAACATGGAAGCATGGCTTGCCTCCAAGGTTGCCGAGAAGTTCGCCCGTGACGAAGCCAACGCTTTCGTTGTCGGCAACGGCGTCAACAAGCCCCGTGGCTTCCTGACCTATGGCTCGGGCACCACGCTCCCCGGCACCATTGAGCAGTTCGCATCCGGTGTTAACGGCGCTCTTGCCGCGACCCCCGATGGCGGTGACGTTCTCATCAATGCTCTGTACGGCCTCAAGCAGCAGTACCGCTCCAACGCCACTTGGTTCATGAACCGCGCCACTATGCGCCTGGTTCGCAAGGCCAAGGACAGCAACGGTTCGTACATCTGGATTCCCGGCATCGCTGCTGGTCAGCCCGCCTCGCTGCTCGGCTATCCGGTTGCTTCATTCGAGGACATGCCTGATCCGGCCACAAACTCGCTCTCCATCGCCGTTGGCGATATGCGCGAAACCTATCAGATTGTGGACCGCCTCGGCATCCGCACGCTGCGTGATCCCTACTCTGCCAAGCCCTACGTGGAGTTCTACACCACGAAGCGTGTCGGCGGCGATGTGGTCAACTTCGAGGCCATCAAGCTGATCAAGCTTGGCACGTAACAACTAACGCGGGGCGGCAATAACGCCGCTCCGCAACCACGCCGATAAGAAGGATTCTTGAGATGCGTGATATGCTTTCTAACAAGCAGGTTGTCCTGCTTGGCACCGTGACTCTCTCTGGCACCACGCCGGGAGCGACTTCTTGGGTTGACACCCGTGGCTTTGATGCCGTCACCCTGATGCTTGCCACCGACACCGTGACCGATGCTGGAACATCTGCTGGCTTCACCTTCACGGCTCAGCACTCCGACACGACCGTTGCTGGTGACGCTGCGGCCATCGTTGCGGCTGATTCGGTCAACGGCACGATTGCCCTGTCTGTCACCGTCGACACCGATGACAACAAGATCATCGGCGGCATTGGCTATAAGGGCAGCAAGCGTTATGTTCGCATGAACGGCGTTGGCACCACCGGCACCGATGCGACCGTCAAGGTCTACGGCATCCTCAATGTGCCGCACCGCGCTGCCACCACCTTCGTCGGCAGCAACGTGGCTGCTACGTAACAACTATAAAGCGGCTCCTTCAATGGGGCCGCTTCATTCCAATCCGAAATGAACGGAGATTGATATGGCACAGAACACCACAATTACGGTCCCCGCCGCAACATGGACGCAGCTTACAGACTCCAACGTGGCAACGATTACGTTTCAGAATGTTGGCTCCAATTACATCCTGATCAAGGGCACGACGAACGCAACTGCTCCGACATCGAATGCCGGATCGATCCGTTATAATCCGGGGCAAGGCGAACGCAATGCGGCGCTGAGCGATCTGTTTCCTGGTATCGCAGGGGTCAGAGTGTGGGCATATGCAGACAACATCACGCCTGTAGTCGTCTCACATGCGTAAGATCGTCTCTCCGCTTGACGGGATCAAATCTCCACTAGGACAGAAATCAATAGCCGCCGTGACGCTTTTGCAGAGCGAATCGCAGGGCATGGCAATTGACTTCATCACCAATACAAGCGCCGTCAGGACGCAAAGCTGATGCCGACCACAACTGGAACAGCCACCGATCTCATCACCTTCTCGCGCGGCTCTCTTGCCACCGTGACGGACAGCAACGGCTACATCAAGTGGGCACCGCATAACCTTCTGCTGGCCTCTGAGCAGTTTGATGCGAGTAATTGGAGCGTTAGCAGCGGCGCAACTGTTACCGCCA